CACGGCACTATGCCCCCGGCTGTCGAAGCTTTTCTACGCAAACCTAATGTGACTCCGATTGCTATGGCCCCTAATGGCGTTCGTCAGATGGAAGCCAAGGGCATCGAGTGCGAGTATGTGCCTCATGTTATTGATACAAAGATTTTCAAACCGACAGCGAATGTGCAGGGCGTAAAGGCACGCGAGTTTATGGGCCTAACTGATGAATTTGTGGTTGGTATGAATGCCGCTAATAAAGGCTCAGGGCTTATGCACCGCAAGTGTTTCAGCGAGAACTTGTTAGCGTTCTCTATCTTCCGCGAGCGCCACCCTGATGCGGTTATTTACTTGCATACTGACCCTCTTGGTTCAGCTGGTGGCTGGAACCTTATCAAGATGCTTCAAGCCTTTGGTATCCCTAAAGAGGCTGTTCTATTTCCGCCGATGATTGACTACAAGTACGGTATGAGTCAGCGCGACCTTGCCGGGCTTTATTCGGCTATGGATGTGTTCCTTGCTCCGTCTTTGGGCGAGGGCTTTGGCGTGCCAACTGTTGAGGCGCTTGCTTGTGGCGTGCGCGTTATCGGGTCTAACTGGGGTGCGACTCCGGATCTTGTTTCCGAAGACTCTTGGTTGGTTGATGGACAGCCTACTTGGGATGCAGGGCAAGACGCTATCTGAAAAGGCTAGAGAAAACGAAGCACGCCGCCGGGCAACTATGTACGAAAATGGAATTTATTTTATACGGCACAAAGAGATTGTCAGGTTATATTCAAGCAAGTGTTTTTACTGTCCTACTTACGAGAGCATTGAGGCAGATCATGTCACACCCGTAAGCCGAGGCGGTTCGCACGGAATTGGGAACCTTGTGCCAGCCTGTCGCTCATGCAATGGCTCTAAGGGAGATAAGACGATTATGGAATGGAAACTTTGGAAAAAAAGACAGGGTCACTAGCCTACGCCCTAGTGACCCTGTCAGCCTGTTTAGGCAGCTGCTATGACGCAGCTCCCTTGAAGTACCCAATGTGAGTTGCGTGAGTCAAGCCACCATCTAGGCGGATAAGACCACGGTAAGTAATCACATCGGTGTTAAAGGCGTAATCCGCGCTCTGGTCAACGCGAATGCCACCGGCAACGCGTACCTTAAAGCTTGGAAGGTGACCGAACAACACGCTCTTGTTGCCAACGCCAACCGCTGCAACGGCAGGATTCTCGTAGACATTCTGGCCGAGCAAGGTTGCAGGCTGACCAGCAACAGCTGAGTCTGACCAGATGTAGTTTCCAGCGCCATCCTTCATCTTACGAGCGGTAGCGATACCAGTCTTTGACATCTGGAAGCCTAGGCCAGGAAGAACGCGAGCGCCGTCTGCGATACCATAAACGAGATCTACAAGGTTCTCGTAGGTGAACGCACCAGCAACACCGGTTCCACCAGTTACAACAGAACCAGCAGCAGCAGACAACTTAGAGGTTAGAACTGAGTTAGCCTGAAGACCTAGTGAGGTACCTAGTTCCTGAGCGATGTAAGCGGTGATGTCGAAGCCAGCATCAGATACAAGCTCTGAAGCAACAGAAACAAGCGCGCCATATTTCTCCGCGCCGAGTGTGATACTCGCAAATGTCGGGTTACTTTCTGAGATTGCTGAACCAGCAGCAACTGAACCAGCAGATGAGGTTGCAGTTACGGTTGGGATAACAAGGTTCTCGCCTGAAGCGGTGTTGAATACCTCTGAGGTGGTTAGCATTGGGCCAACCAACTGAGCGATTTCAAATACGCGGTTGTAGAATGACTGACCAACAGTGTTAGCTGAAGGTACAAGTGCAGCACGTGCCTCACGAGCGAACTCGTGTCCACGAACCTCGCCACGAGCGATAGCGCGTAGCAAGTCTGCGTCACCCTGTGAAGCAACGGTTGAAGGTGCGAAAGAAGCGGCAGCCTCAGAAGCCTGAGCAGCACGCTCTTCTACACGCTTAGCGGTTTCGATTGAAGCGTCACGCTGAGCAATCTCAGACTCTAGACGGTCAATCTTGGTTAGTTCTTCAGCAGATAGTCCGCGCTTCTCAGCCTCAGCGAAGTCAATAACTTCACGCATCTGAGCAACTAGGTTGTTGCGAACTTCTGCCTGGCTCTTAATGAACTCTGACATAGTGTTTCCTTTGATCGAATGATTGTTTGACTCTGCCGCGCAAACGCTGAACAGACTAGAGGCCGAGCTAACTCAGAACCTGTTTCAATTCTACTGGGGGTGTGTAATGCAGTTAAAAGGAAAACCCCTCTAGTGCGAAAGGGGGAAACGACTAGAGGGGCTGGGAAAGCGTTAGAGCGATTAACGCGTTTCCTCTGCAGCAGTTACACGGGCTTCATTGGCCGGTTTGCTTGCAGCCTTAGTTTCTACCGAAGTAGAAAGCAAGTCGATTAGTTCCTTGATAGGACCGATGGTTGGTTCACCAGCGATCTCTTTTACTACCTTGATAGCGGTAGCAAGTTCGTCTTTAGTAGCCATTAGACATTCTCCAATTCGTAAAGTTCTAGTTTTTTCTTTTTGAGTTCTAGCAAGTCAGGTACATCCTCGACCTCTGGGGTCTTGGCTAGTTTGCTAATGACATCCATCATTAGTTTACCTTGGTCCGCTTCCAACTCTTCACCGGACTCGATACGCTGAAGCGCGTCAGCAAGTGCGTCAGCTGAGATGCCGTCAACAGAACGAACACTAACAGTCCCAGCAGTCGCTTCATAAGCCGGTGTGCTAACAAGGCTGACTTCATAAAGGGTTACATCCTCAAGGTATCGGGTTTGACCGTCTTGGCTCCAAGAGTCCTTTTTGACCGAGAAGCCAAAAGACATTGAGTCAATAACGCCGGTGCGGACCAACTCAGATAGGTCACGCCCGAGTTGAGTGTTAGGCAGGGTAGCGGTTACTCGCAAACCAACCTCATCTTCGACCAACTGCAACGAACCGTTACGGGTCGAGGCAAGAGGGTTAGAAGTGTCATGGTTCCAAAGCAACATCATGCGGTTGCGAGATTGTAGCGAACGCTTGAAAGCGCCTCTTCTTACGAACTCAGTAAAAGGCAAAGGAAGTGAAGGCTGATCCCAAATAGCACCATACCCAGTGAAAGACATGCCGTCACCTTCAGCGCGAAGTTCAACATGGTTAGTGCGAACTTCGTTCTTGCCGATGTTTCGGGCTTCTGGGGTTCCCTCAAGTTTGGCAATGATGACGTGCGCAGCCCTAAGCCACTTGGCTCGGGTTGCATCTATTTCCTCAGTCATAGGGCTTCTTTCTTCTTCTGCTCTAATCCTAGCAACAACAGATTCAGCGTATTCAAGGGTTCGCTGGGCGGCACGCTTAGACGGGCCTGAACCCCAAAGCAAATGAGCGACAACACCGGCAGACGGGTAGTTCTCTGATGAGGGGTCTGCGTCCGGTGAGTCTAGGTCCCCAAGGTGGCGAGCAATCCAAGCGGCGATGCGAATCCACTTCTCGTCTGACACTTCACCGGTTGCCATAGCTCGGGCTTCACGAACAGTCTTCTCAACAAGTCCGTCACCTGCAAGGCCCTGCTCGTAGTATTCAAGTCCTCGGCGTGCTGCGGCCCTCATGTAAGCCGGTGCTTCCTGATTGATAGCACGGTGCTCGTCATCAACTGATTCAGTAGGCAGGTCTTCTACCTCTTCGGCAATCATTTCCGGTCTGGCAATTTTGTCAATCTTGAAAACGTTGATAATCATCATCTTGTCGCTTGAGGTAAAGATGCCGTCTTCTAGTTCGTAAATCCGGATAACTGCGTACTCGCCTTGAGATAGAACAACCTCAGCCAGAATGGTTGGGTCCAGAACATCCCAAGAAACATAATCCCCAGGTACTAGAGAGTCCACAGCGGCACGCTCGCCTTCAAACGGCTCTTCGGTTGCGATAGAAACAGCAACGGCCTGATCAATGGCTGACTCTTTGGTTTCGTGACAACCAAGCACGTCATTCTCTTCATCAATAACTGCCCAACCTGAGCAGTCTGCGTTCTTGTCCGTAATGTAGTAAGGCACTATTCAATCCTCATAACTGCGAGTTTGTTGCTGTTTGTTTTAGCACTGGCGTTGATAGTTGCCAATGGTAGTAGTTCCATAATCAATTCTTCGCCAGCACCGAGAACATACGAGTTGTCTACGGTATCCAGCCAAATGTCGTTCTGTCCGTTAAAGTGTTCGCTGAAACCGATTTGCGAATACCAAGAAGTTGTTTGTGAGCCGACATTAGTAGCCTGAAGCACATACTGAGTATTTGGCTTTAGCGTCACAATCTTTGTTGATGATGTCTGGCCACCGCCTTGATTGGCAGCAGTTACGAACTCAGCCTGAACAACTGTGCCACCGGTTACAACCGTAGCCACTTTGATAACAGCCTGTGGGGTATCTGAGTAGTTGCGGTTCAGGTTGCGAACTGGGATAGGGTCACCGACAACTGTAACGGTTGGGTTTTCAATGATTACCGCATAAACAGAAGATGTTTCATAAACAAGCTGATCGTAGTCGAACTGTGCGCCTAATGAGCCAGTAAGAAAACTAAGGTTCTCGACCTGACCTGAAGTCAAATCGCGCCTAGCAAACAGCGCACGAATGTAGCCGTCACGGGCCATCTCGTCAGTTGAGCCAGGTTGCAAGTTCTTTAGCGCATACTTCACATAGTCGTTAGTAGGCGCAACGACTGTTTGAGCCGCTGTACCTACCGAATAAACCGCTTGAGATAAAGGCATTAGACCCCGTAAACGGTTTCAGGGTTTTCTGGGTCAATAGTGTTTACGGCTTGCAACTGAGTTGATGGTACGCCAGTGTGCGCCACTTCAGGAAGACCAAGTGACTTTAGAACCTCGGCAGGATCAAAGCCAACGGCAATAAGTTTCTGAGCCATAGAAACCTTGCCTTCTTGCTCTGGCAGGTTAGCAGCCGACAGGTTCACGTTTGCTAGTGGTACACGGTAAACATCGCCACCATCAACCGGACTCATGTCCTCAATTCGGCGCACATCGTTGATTGACATAAAGCCAGACTGCAACCCAACCGAGTAAGCAGTAATACGTGAGTTGAAGTCACCGCGTAGTAGCCCATCAAAGTTGAACTTAATAAACGCCTCAACTGGAAGTAGGCGAGAGTAAGCCCATTCAATCTTTTCGGCGTACGGGCGAAGCGTGTGCTGAACGAACTGAATAGCGTTCATTTCCACCGAGGCGCACGAATTACCAAGGATTTCCGGCAACCTAAACTCAAGGTTGACATCGCAATTAGCCTTATGATGGCCTATGACCGTGCAAGCGGTAGAATGGAAGAACAGGTTGTACCTCAATTCTTTATCTAGGCAGGGCTAATGGCAGGTTTATTTGACCGCTTCAAGCGTGAAGACCGCGCTATTTCATTCCAAACCGTGTGGGGTATGGGTGGCGATGTTATCGGCGGAAACAACGCTGATGTT